GCTGGTCTGGCGGCCAGCTCCAGCATCAAGCGCCTGTTCGATGCCGGTATCGCCCCACCCCTGGCCGAGTCCACGCTGCGGCGCCGCGCCGCCAAGGGCTCCAAGGGCGCGGCGCTGGAGCTCGCGGCCCGGAAGGAAGGGCGGGCCGCCAGCACGGAGTACGTTAAGCCGCTGATTGAAACTGGCCAGCTCCGCAACAGCATCACCCACACCATCAGGGCCAAGGAAAGGAACTGAACATGCCACAACTCGACGTCTCCTTCATGACCATGGACCCCATGTTCTCCGACTTGTTCACGGTCATCCGCCGCGACGAGGTGCTGGTGAATGGCCGCGCTGCCACGCGGGAGACCCACTACCCGGACACGGTGGGCGTGGTGACCTACGAGCCCGTGAGCTTCGAGCGGCGGGAGGACGGCCAGATGGCGCCCCGCACCATCTTCGTGGCCACGAAGTTCCAGATGCGGGGGATTGGCCCAGGCGTCCAGCCGGACCTCATTGTCCACAACGGCACCACCTACCAGGTGAACCAGATCAACCCCTACAGCCGGTTCGGCCAAGGCTTCTACGAAGTCACGGCCTCCTCGAACACGGCAGTGGACCCCGTGACCGGGTGAAGGGAGCAGCATGGCCTACCGACAACCCAGCCCACCACCACCGCTGAACGACATCAGCCTCGAGGACGTGTTCCAGCAGGCTGTGGCCGGCATCACCGGCATCGACACCAACCTCGTGCGCCCACGGCTCCAGCCCACGGTACCCAACTACCCCGACTTCAGCGTCGACTGGGTGGCGCTGGGCGTCCAGACGGTGGACCAGGACAACTTCGCACACATCCAACACAGGGGCTCTATCACCCATCCCGACGAGTCGCGGACGACCGTCAGCCGGGACGAGCTGCTGGAGCTGTTCCTGTCCTTCTACGGCCCCAACTGCCACGAGTCGATGTCTCGGATGCGGGAGGGCCTGATGTTGGCGGAGAACCGAGCGGAGCTGGCCAAGGTTGGACTCCAGGTGGGGCGCATCGGGAAGCCCCAGCTCTTGCCAGCACTGCTGAAAGAACGCTGGGTGAAGCGTGTGGACATCAAGTTGTATTTCACGCGCCGCGCTGCCCGCACCTACCAAGAGAACACCATCGCCACGGCGGACGTGACCATCGACACCGAGGACGGCCGCATCACCCATATCAACGTCACCAACCAGTAAAGGACTCACCATGAGCCAGAAACTCCCCGTCTCCCGCGTCGTCCAGGTGGATGTGATCCTGACCCCAGCCGGGGCACAGTCCCAGTCCCTGTCCGACCTGCTGATCCTCGGCACCAGTGCCGTGATTGACCCCAGCGAACGCTACCGCCTCTTCTCCAGCTCCGCCGAGGTGGCCGCCGCCTTTGGCACGGCGGCTGAGGAGTACAAGGCGGCGTCCCTGTGGTTCCAGCAGCGCCCCCAGCCCACGCGGCTGATGATTGGTCGCTGGGCCAAGACCGCCGCCGCTGGTGGCCTGCGCGGCGCCCCGCGTGCCTCCAGTGACCAGAACCTCGACAACTGGCGGGCGGTCACCCAGGGTGCGTTCCGCTACACCGTTAACGGTGGGGCCGCGACCCAGACGGCCAACATGAACTTCAGCTCGGTCAACAGCATGAACGCGGTGGCCGCCGTCATCCAGTCCGGTATGGCTGGCGTGACCGTGACGTGGAACGCCACCCTGAGCCGCTTCGAGTTCACCAGCAACACCACCGGCCCCGCCTCCGTGGTGGGCTTCCTCACCGCCCCCAGCAGCGGCACCGACATCAGCCTCATGGCCGGTGGCCGGGCCGAGTCCAGCGGCGCCTACTCCTTCAACGGCGTGGCCCCCGAGACCGCCGCCGACGTCATCAACCTGTTCGATGACGCGTATGGCCAGATGTGGTATGGCGTGGTGCTGCCTGCCGGCGACAACGCCGACCAGCTCCTGGCCGCCGCCACTGTCCAGGCCAGCATCAACAAGCACATCCACGGCGCCACCACGATGGAGCCCGGTGTGCTGGTGGCCTCGACCACCACCGACCTCGCGTCCCTGGTCAAGGCCGGCAACTATGGCCGCACCCTGGTCCAGTGGAGCAGCAAGAACGCGAACGCGGTGGTGTCGGCCATGGCCCGTCTGATGGGCGTCAACTACACCGGGAACAACACGGTGATCACGCTGAAGTTCAAGCAAGAGCCCGGCATTGAGGCCGAGAGCTTGCCGGTGTCCCAAGTCACGGTGCTCCAGTCCAAGAACTGCAACGTGTTTGTGAACTACAGCAACGACACGGCCATCATCGAGCAGGGGGTCATGGGCGACGGCGAGTTCGCCGACATCATCACGAGCACCGATTGGCTGGCCGTGACCATCCAGCGCGACCTGTACAACGTGCTCTACACCAGCCCCACGAAGATCCCCCAGACCGACGCTGGTCAGAACGTGCTGCTGGCCACCACCTCGGCCGTGTGCTCCCAGGCCGTGACGAACGGCATGCTGGCCCCGGGCGTGTGGAACTCCGGTGGCTTTGGTGAGCTGGAGCAAGGCGACTACCTGGACAAGGGCTACTACGTCTACTCGGCCAGCTTCAACACCCAGGCCCCGGCCGACCGCACCGCCCGCCGCGCCATGCCCATCCAGGTGGCCGCCAAGCTGGCGGGCGCCATCCACGACATCGCCGTGACCGTCAACGTGAACCAGTAAGAAAGGAACCAACACCATGAGCATCGCATACAGCTTCCTCGACGTCGACTGCACGATGGTCGGCCCCGGTGGCTTCATCAACCTTGCTGCCGGCTCCGGCAACTCGGAAGAGGGCATCACCATCACGCCCACGGGCGAAATCAACGTGATGCAGATCGGCGCCGATGGCACCGGCCAGCACAGCCTGAAGGCCGACAAGAGCGGCTCCATCGTGGTGAACCTGCTGAAGACCTCGCCGGTCAACGCCCAGCTCTCCGCCATGTACGCCTTCCAGACCGCCTCGGCCTCGGCCCACGGCCAGAACACCATCGTGCTGCGCGACAAGCGTGGCGACGTGATCACTTCCACCCAAGTGGCATTCACCAAGGCCCCCGACCTGACCTACGCCGTGGAGGCCGGGTTCAACCAGTGGATGTTCAGCGCCGTGCGAATCGACCGCACCCTGGGCAAGGGCCAGTAAGCAGCACAACCCCCGAGTAGGAGAACAACATGAGCACCATCACCCTCGAAGTCGCCAACAAGGAATACGAGGTGGGCAAGCTGTCCGCCCTTGACCAGTTCCACGTCTTGCGCCGCCTCATGCCCACCATCGCAGCGGTGGGCGTCACGGCCTCCCAGCTCAAGTCCTTCAACTGGATGGAGATGCTGGGGCCGATCTCGGACGCCCTGAGCAAGATGACCGACGACGAAGCCAACTACCTCATCTTCAAGTGCCTGTCTGTGGTGCGCCGCCGCGACGGCGAGCTGCTGGCCCGGGTGACCACGCCCGACGGCCAGCTCATGTACCAGGACATGGACATGATGACGATGATCCGGCTGGTGGTGGAGGTTGTGAAGTTCAACCACTCGGGTTTTTTCTCACTGCTTGGCGCCGCGACCGAGTCAGCAGGCAGTTGACGCCAGTGATGGGGGCCGGTGGCCCCTTCCTGGCCATGGCGGATGATGAGGACTGGCTGTTCCGGCCAGTGCTTCGCGGCCTCATCCGCGGCGAGAGCTTGATCGACGGCAGCGTCGACATCGAATACGTGGCACTCCTGAACGAAGCCATTGACGTGGAGCAGGAGAACGCGGTCCGGGCCAAGCGTCAGCAACAGCAGCAGAAGTAACTGGAGGACCACATGGCAGAAGCACAATCAACCAGCATCCTCAAGGAGTACCTGCTCAGTCTTGGCTTCACGGTGGATGAGAAGGGCAGCAAGAAGGCCCAGACGTCCATCCGGAACATGGACTTCGACACCAAGCGGCTGGGCGCCGCCATCGCTGGGGTGGCCACCGCCACCACGGCCATGGTGACCATCTTCGCCTACCAGATGGAGAAGCTGTACTACGCCAGCAAGCGGACGGACAGCGCGGTCGGCAGCATCCAGGCGCTGGAGTATGGTGCCAAGCAGATCGGCCTCAGCGGCGACGCCATCAAGGGCTCGCTGGAGTCCATGGCCCGCTCCATCCGGAGTAACCCGGGGCTGCTGGGCTTGCTCAACAGCCTGGGCGTGAAGGTGGAGGGGCGCGACAAGGCCGACGTCCTGATGGACCTTGTGGCGCAGCTGAAGAAGATGCCGTTCTTTGTGGCCGAGCGTTACGCGGCCCTGTTTGGCATCGACGCCGACACCCTGTTCATGATGCAGCAGGGCCTGGACAAGATGAAGGAAGCGGCAGCGGCCCGGAAGCAGATGGCGGCCGACGCTGGCGTGGACACGGAGAAGGCGGCCAAGGCCGCCATGGAGTATTCCAACATCATGGGCGAGCTCAGTGAGCGTGCCGGCATCCTGAAGGACGCGGTCGCCCTTGCCCTGCTCCCCAGCTTCCGGGAGTTCGCCGGTGTGCTCCGCGAGGTGATCACGGACTGGACCCGGCTGGCCAACGAGTGGAAGGGCTGGGACGACTTCTTGACGCGGTTCACCGAGGGGTGGCTGAACAAGGCGGTCGGCCCCCGGGTGGAGCTTTCCCCCGAGGCAAAGAAGGCCATCAAGGAGAATGGGGCCGCACTCAAGCAGTTCGACCAGGACTTCAAGCGGAAAAAGCCGCCCCAGGCTGGCCAGACGGCTCCAGGCGCCTCTAACGGCGGTCCAGACGACCTGGGGTCGCGGCAGGCTCATTTGCGCGCCCTGGAGAAGAAATACGCGCTGCCTGATGGCTGGCTGGACCGGGTGTGGAACAAGGAGAGCAAGCGGGGCGACCCACGCTTCATGAAGAGCCCGGCTGGTGCCGAGGGGCACTTCCAGTTCATGCCCGCCGCCCAGAAGGACTACGGGCTGAAAGACCCCAACGACTTCTACGAGTCCTCGGACGCCGCCGCCCGCTACTTCGCCAACCTGAGCAAGAAGTACAAGGGCGACCCCGCCAAGATGGCGGCCGCATACAACTGGGGACCGGGCAACCTTGACCGCTACGGCCTGGGCCGGGCGCCGCGTGAGACGCGGGACTACGTGGAGAGCGTGGCCGGGGTGCGCATCGAGCAGAACAACAACATCACCATCCAAGGCTTCAAGGACGCTCAGTCGGTCGGCGAGCAGGTGGGCAAGGCCCAGGCCGAGGCCAACAGCGACTTGATCAGGAACTTCAAAACGAGGGTTCAGTAATGGCAGGAAACGCACTGGGGGTGGCCATCGCCGCCCTCCAATACGGCTACTCCAGCTCGGTCCCCAAGCAACAGCGGAGCTTCGGTGGGCTGAAGGGTTACGTGACGTTTGACGAAACGCACACGGACGAGCTGGACATCACCGACCACCCCATCGAGCAGGGGGCGCTCGTGTCCGACCACGCCTTCCTCCGCCCCGCCGTGGTGGTCATGCGCTGTGGTTGGTCCAACAGCCCCAGCGACTCCACGCTGCTGGGTGGCGTCCGTGGTGCCCTGAACACCATCGGTATCGCCACCTCGAACATCCTGGGTGAAGGCGCCAACCAAGTCAACGACATCTACCAGCAGATCCGCAAGCTTCAATCGGAGCGCATCCCGTTCGAGGTGTTCACCGGCAAGCGGGTGTATGAGGACATGCTGATCAAGACGCTCCAGGTGCGCACTGACAAGGACACGGAGAACGTGCTGGACCTGACGGTCACCTTCCGCCAGATCCTTCGCGTCACCACCTCGACCGTGCGCTTCGACCAAGCCCCTGCCGCCAACCAGCGGGACGCGGCCGAGACGTCGGCGCCCGTGAACGCTGGGTCCAAGCAGTTGGCGCCCGGGGACAAGATCAGCGTGCCAGCCGCCGAGGCTGTTTTGGGGAATTGACCATGCGCCAGTATTTTGAAATCCCCACCACGGCCCAGGCCCAGCGAATGAACATCCAGCTCGGCAGCACCATCTACGTGCTGTCCTTGTGGTGGAACGAGTTCGCGGGCTCCTGGGTGCTGGACATTTCCGACGAGTCCGAGAACCTGATCTTGAGCGGCATTCCCTTGGTGACGGGCACGGACCTGCTGGGCCAGCACAAGCACTTGGGAATCCCTGGGAGCTTGGTGGTCCAGAGCGACAACGACGTCTTCGAGGTGCCCACGGCGGTCAGCCTGGGCAGCACGGGGCGCCTCTACTTTGTGACAGGTGAGCCATGAGTATCGAGCAGTTCGGCCGGAAGGCGTCACTCGTGCTGGTCCAGGGAGATGGCGGGCTGGACCTCAGTCAGCTCCGCTTCCGTTTCAACGTCAAGGCCATGGACGCGGAGAGCCCCACGAACGCTGAGATCCGGGTTTACAACCTCAGCGACGACACGGTGAAGCGCATCCGAGGTGAGTACAGCCGCGTGGTGTTACAAGCAGGCTATGAAGGGAACTTTGGCGTCATCTTCGACGGCACCATCAAGCAGTTCCGCATCGGCCGCGAGAACGGCACGGACACCTACCTGGACATCCTGGCCGCCGACGGGGACACCGCCTACAACTTCGCCCTGGTGAACCGCACGCTCCGCGCTGGCTCCACCAGCCTTGACCGGATCAACGCCGCCATCGACGCCATGGCCCCCAAGGGGGTCACGGCAGGCAACGTGCTGATCCCCAACACTGGCGGCACCTTGCCACGGGGCAAAGTGCTGTGGGGGCTGGCCAGGGCGGCGCTCCGCGGCGAGGCGGAGTCCAACTACGCCACGTGGAACATCGACAAGGGCAAAGTCCAGGTCATCCCCCGCAAGGCTTACGCGCCTGGGGAAGTGGTGGTGCTGAACGGCCGCACTGGCCTGATCGGCCGCCCGGAGCAGACGGTGGACGGCATCCGCGCCCGCTGCTTGATCAATCCTGCCATCGTGGTCGGGGGCCGGGTGCAGATCGACAACGCCGCCATCAACCAGACGCTCCAACAAAACCCGGACGCGGCGCCCGTGCCCTACAACCAGTGGGCCGGGCTCCAGTTGTTGGCCAACATTGCCGCTGATGGTGTGTACCGCGTGTTCGTGATCGAATATGAGGGGGACACGCGGGCCAACGCCTGGTACGCGGAGCTGACGCTGCTCGCCATTGACCAAGCGAACAACCAAGTGGTAAGCCCATAAGGAGAAGGCGGTGGACCGCATTGAAAAAACCAACGACCTGATGATGGCCTTGCTGGCCGCGTCGGACAACATCCGCTCCCAGGTGTGGACGGCCTTGCCGGGGATCATCCAGGACTTCGATGCCGACAAGGTTACATGCTCCATCCAGCCAGCCATCCAGGCCCGGGTGGAGGACGAGAAGGGGGCGTTCAGCTGGGTCACCTTGCCCCTGTTGGTGGATTGCCCAGTGGTGTTCCCGGCTGGTGGCGGTGCCGTGCTGTCCTTCCCGCTGGAGGCGGGGGACGACTGCCTTGTGGTGTTTGCCAGCCGGTGCATCGATAACTGGTGGCTGGCAGGTGGTGTCCAGCGGCAGGCCGAGCTTCGGATGCACGACCTGTCCGACGGGTTCTGTATCCCAGGCTCCTTCAGCCAACCCCGCGTACCCACCACCATCTCCACCGGGCGGGTGGACCTGCGGCTGAAGGATGGCACGGCCCGCGTGTCCATTGTCCCGGCCACCAAGAAGGTGGAGGTGGTGACCAGCGGGGATGCGCTGGTGTCCGCCGCTCGCATTGACCTGAACGGCGAGCTTTACATCAACGGCAGTCGCTACGTGGACCACACCCACACGGGTGTGACCCCAGGCGGCGCCACCACCGGAGGGGTGAGCACATGAGATACCGAAAGCAAGAAGTGGCCGGGGCGCCGCGCCAAGTGCCACCGCGTTTCCAGTCCCGGGCCAGCCCGGCCACCTACATCGACGACCAAGGCGTGCTCCGCTACGTGGGGATCGACGTGGCCCGCTACCAGAACGGCCAGCTCCTGGTCGAGGGGGAGGCCACCAACCTGATCCGCGGCTCCAACTACTTCTTCGGAACAGGGACACAGTGGGGCCGTGGCCAGGGTGGCGTCGGTAGTCTCCCCGTCATTACCCCAGGCGCGGCGGTGGGGCCGGATGGCGTGTCTGGCAGCGCCTCGCGGGTACAGATGGCGCTGAACGGGGGCACCAGCTCGACTGACCAGTCCACGCTCATTGCCAACAGCGTCTCCACGGTGGTCGGCTTGCCCACATCAGGCGGCCTGTGGCTCCAGTCTCGCACCGGGGCCAACCAGACCATGCGCCTTGACTACAACGGCCAGACCCCAACCAGCGGCGACGGGCCGACCATTGTGGTGACTCCAGTGTGGCAGCGGTTCGTCAGTGCGGTGTCCAACCCCATCGACACCGGGCGGCGGCTGACCCTGCGGCTCCGCGGCGCCACTGGCACGGACCAGACGGCCGACGTCAACATCTTCAACGGCCAACAGGTGATCGGCCCAGCCCTCACGTCCGACATCGTGACCCCGGTGGGCCAGACCGCCAGCCGGGCGGCCGACCAGTTCATCGCCGGCTACGTGGACGTGCCGGTGGAGGGGGACTACCTGTTCTCTGGCAACTCACCCTTCCTGGTGGACAGCCCCGAGGCCGTGGCCCAGGCGGTCAAGACGCGGCTGCGGCTGTTCTCGGGCGAGTGGTTCCTGGATGACCGGGTGGGGCTGAACCTGAGCAAGATCCTCGGCAACAACACCCAGTCCAGCCGTGACTACGAAGTGAAGCGTCGCATCCTGGGCACCCGTGGGGTCCGCTCCATTGTGAGCTACTCCAGTCAGGTCACGCCCCAGCGCCGATTCGTGGTGGAGGCCACGGTGGACACCGACTACGGCTACGTCAACATCACGGAGACCCTGTAATGGCAACCAAATATCCACTCGAGACCCTGGGGCCGACCCTCACGGTGGCGGGCATCAGCGTCCCGCCCTACGCCGACATCTACCAGAGCCTCCAGGCTTCGTTCCAGGCCATCTACGGCTCTGACGCCTACATTGACCCGGACAGTCAGGACGGACAGCTCTTGGCCGTCATTGCCAAGGCCATCCACGATGCCAACCAAGCGGCGGTGTCCATCTACAACTCCTTCTCCCCCAGCAAGGCAGAGGGAGAGGCGCTGTCTTCCAACGTGAAGATCAACGGCATCGCTCGCAAGGTGCCCACCAAGAGCCAAGTCGTGCTGAACCTGACTGGGGTAGCGGGCACCGTGATCACCAACGGCGTGGCCGAGGACTCCAACGGGAACCGCTGGGACTTGCCGGCCACCGTCACCATCGGGTCCAGCGGCAGCGCCACTGTGACCGCCCTGGCCCAGAACAGCGGGGCCGTGACCTCGGGCATCGCGGACATCACGCAGATCGTGACGCCGACCCTGGGCTGGCAGAGCGTGACCAACCCGTCCAGCCCCATCAAGGGCGCCCCGGTGGAGAAGGATGGGGAGCTCCGCATCCGCCAAGCCCTGGCCGTGTCGAACCAAGCCGTGGCCGTCATCAACTCGATCCATGCCGCCATCAGCGCCCTGCCGGGCGTGCTGCGCTCCAAGGTCTATGAGAACGACACAGACACCACCAACGCCTTCGGGCTTCCGCCGTATTCGATCTCAGCTGTGGTCTATGGCGGGGACGCCACCGAAATTGCCACGGCCATCCGCCGCCGCAAGACGCCGGGTGCTGCGACCGCTGGGTCCACGACGGTCACGATCAACGACGAGCTGGGCGACCCCATCAACATCAATTTCGACTTCGTGACCACGGTCGACGTGCTGGTGGGCGTGGCTATTAAGCAGCGCCCGGGGTTCACCACCTCGACCAGTCAGGCCATCAAGGAGGCCATTGCCAACTACATCAACACACTGGACATCGGCCAGCGTGTGGACCTGGGACGTATTTACCTGCCTGCCCAGTTGTTTGGCCAGGGCGCGTATGGCACGTATGAGGTGAACGGCATCACCTTGGCGGCCAGCCCGGACACGCCGACGGCGGCGGATTTGGAGATCGCACACAATGAGATGGCCACCTGTGTCCCGGCTAACGTGACCATTACGGTGACGCCATGAAACGGGATCAGAGCTACTACCTGGCACTGGTCACCAGCCAGTACAGCGAGCTGCCAAAGTTCACCGAGGTCGTCCGCCAGCTCGCCACACCGTTCACCGACATCCAGGCCCTGCTATCGGGCCTGCCACAGGCGTTCGACCTGGACACGGCCACCGGGGACCAGTTGGACGTTGTGGGCGAGTGGATCGGCCTGTCCCGGACCCTGCCGGTGCTGGTGACTGGCATCTACTTCTCCTGGGACGACACCACCGCCACTAGCTTTGACAATGGGGTGTGGCAGGGGCCGTTCGACCCGGATGAGGGCTTGGTGAGCATGGGGGACGACGATTACCGCCGCTTGCTGAAAACGAAGATCCGTGTCAACTACTGGGACGGGTCGCTGGAGGAGCTGGCACTCATTTGGAACGAGTTCCTGCCCTCCGAGCGATACGGCATCGTGGTGGACAACCAAGACATGACGCTGTCCCTTGGATACGAGGGGGCGCCCATTACCACAGGCATCGGCTCGGCCGTGCTGACCATCGGCCTGTCGATGATCAAGCCCGCCGCCG